TAATTTCTTTGTTGTCTTCAATAATCCAAAGTAATTGAGGTATTGCTAAAAAAATAAATGCTAACAAACCAATAATAATAAAAACTATTTCAGCCATTTTAACTCCTATTTTAAGTTAGTAAGTCAGAGCCTTAATCACTCTATAAAACCCCTTAGATAGACTCTAAGAGGCTCTAAGAACTATTAAGCTATCGTACCATTCATGATAGGTTTTACCCATTGATTCAGCATAGCCTCAGCGATACCATCAAAGGTCTTGCTTCGCAATTTCCAACGGTCTTTTGATGGTGGTAATTTATGCATTTTGCTACCCTCGTTTTTAACTACTTTTGTTTTGAATAATGGTGGCAAATTGTCTAACCAAAAACAAGTAGCTTTCGATTCATTATGGCCGTGGTGGTATGGCTGAGTTAACATATCATACTTCCCAATAATGGCCTTAGCATATTTATGTGGAATAGGATTTTCAAGAGCCTTGTACTTGATAGGAAGCTCTCTAAGGTCATTAAAAAAGTTAGCCCCATCAATCATAGCCTTGTACCTATCAAAGCCTCGTTTACAAGTGTCGGTGGATGGTTTCTCATCCCATAACCACCCAACAGAACTGTTGGTATTGTAGGTACAAGGTGGATGGCCGATTAATATTTTGATGTTATAGCGTGCGCTTAAATATTCATAGGCAGTAAATATATCTCCTTGAATGTGGTTTTCTTTATGTTCACCGTCCGCCCACTCTAAGTCTACTGAGTACGCTAGAATTCCATTATTAATGCACTTGTCTCTAAGTGTACCGCTAGATTCACACGCTATCAGTACAATGCTATCTCTTTTTGATGGTATTACCGTCTGCTTTCCATCTGCTATTGTTGCGTCTACTAACATGGTTTCTCCTTTGTTAAATTAATCATAATGTGATCATATAGAAAAACTAATCCTTGTCAAACAAAAAAAAATAAGTATTTTGACAAAACCGGGATAACTTCTTGTAAAATAAGGAGTTATATAGATTAAAATAAATGTAAATAATTGTAAATAATTGTTTATTGTTTGTTGGTTCGTGTCGTGCCGATTGGCAGCACCTTTAAATACAAGTACTTACAACTATTAAAAGATAGTAAAAAAATAAAACACCCCAACAAAGAGACACACGCCACCTACAATTAACCGAATGATAACCCTAAGTATACCTTAGGCTGTGTTGTACCATGTGTTTATTGTGGGTTTATATTTAAGTTAAGGACGCTGAAGTGTTAAAATATTTTAATAAATGTTAATTTCGAGTTTTCTTTAATAAGGAACAAAGGCCATATGGGGAAAAACGCTGATCGCTAGCGTTTATATACCCCTTCAGATTTTTGTAATAAAATGTTGGGGATTACCCATAGGATAACCCCCAGTACACTTTAATAAACCCGAAGTTTTACTGGCTTTTGCGAGGGTTTACCCCCACGTTTGGGGGAAGTACCTGTCGGTGCTCTCTTAGCCTTAGGCTTTGGATTAGGATAACCTTTACGTTTTGGCATTGTCTCTCCTAGTGACTGTGGTTACGAATTTCTCCCTTGTTGCTATCATAGGGAAAACGAGTGGAAAGTGACCGAGCACCTTTATTTTTAACCGTTAGATGTCGGGTATTCTTTGGGGATGGGGTTGGATTAGGTCTACCGAGGGTTGAATTGAACCCCGAATTTCCAACATCTCCCCTAATCTTCTTTGTCATTTACTGACTCCTTATTAGTTGGTGGATATACTGTATTATATGTACCGCATTGTACTAACTCTGTTGCTTGTGTTACTGGTATTTCAATCATACCCCGAAGGAGGGTATCTTGTTTTTTTACAACATCCATTAATGCTATCCTTCTTTTTATTTTGGATTATTCTTGTATTATACCGTCTGTTCTCTCTAAACATTTTTCTTAAAACTTGATCTTCTAACTTATATCTATTCTTAGTATCTGGAAGTTTCATGTCTAATCCTTAATAGATAAGTCTGTAGGAACATTCCTTTTAGCACTGCCTTTACCAGTTTTAGATTTAAAGTGTCTTTTAGCTCCTCGTCCAGTATTAGTTTTAGCAGCCATATCTTTTTGTTTACTTGTTTTCTTAGCTATTTCTCTAATGAGTTTCTTTTTACTCCACTTTCTTGCTACAGCCCCAAGTCCTAACCTCGCTGCTTGTCCTAAAAGTACTGCCACTGGAATCGCCATGTCACATAACCTTTCTTTTAAAAGGAATACACCCTAAGTTAAAATTATCTGGAACTTGCACATCTTTACTTTGTTCAAGAAATTCTTTTTGTTTTTTAATACACGATTGTTCACTTTGAAAACTACCTACAATTTCTGCATGATCAATATGAGGTGGTACATCAGAAAGATTAAGGTATACTACCATTAGTAACCATATCATTTAAACCTTTACCCAAACATCACCCTCATCTTGCATAGCTCCTGTTTTCTCCATAAAAGACCTGATGTTTTCTTCAAGTTGATATTCCTGACGATCTACATAAGCTTTATTTTCGTCAGCCGCCATTTGTTCTACCCAATAATTCACTCCCATAGATAAAGTATCTATCCTATCATCATACTGAAGTGAACCCTTATCTCTTGTAAGTCGAGTCATTTGGTAAAACAACTGCCTACGAGGTTCGTCTTTATTCTCCTCATAGTCTCTTTTGGCTTCATTTAAGTCTATTATAAGTCTATGTTGGTTCATTATAGGCTCTAATACGTCTATAATTCTAGCTTCTTTTTGTTTATGATGCTTGATTTCTTCTATATGACACTGATGATACTTAAACAATATTGGTTTAAATATTTCAGTATACATCCCATCACCAAAGTTTGCTTCTATCTCTACTACATTAACTTTATGTTCAGCCGCAATCTTAGCTAATTCATGTAAAGTGGGTTTATCGTAGCCACCTTTAAGCCCACCTACAGCTAACACAAAGATTTTACCGTTTAATTCTTTAGTGACTACATATCCAGTTTCGTCTGATCCCCTGCCACTAGGGTCAATGTGCATAGCAGACCCACTATAATCATAATAATCATTAGATACCTCAAAGGGTTTATAAAAATAGTCACCTGATAGTCCAACTGCAGGTAAATCCATTAACTCATCTTTACCATACAATACTCTACCGGGAGCTTGATCTGTAGTAAGAGGAATAATAAGAAGATCACTTAATTTAAGGGGATACCTTTGATCATCCTCTCCACTAGTATCCAACATAAACTGCAAGGCAAACCCTGATTTACCATAGGAAGCTTCTCGTTCTGTTAAATCAAGAGAATCAAACCTGAGAGGGTCTGTGGGTTCTCCTACTGGCTTGCCCATATCTATAATAAATGGGGCTAGTCTATGTCCATAAAATTCTTTTAGCTTATTAGAGGGCATTTTAGAAGGCCATATTCTACATTCATAACCCCTACCTTGAAGTCCTGCATATAAACTTTCTTCTACCTGAGGCGTTCCTAAGTAGACTATACGACCTACCTTTGGCATAACTACAGCATCAAATTCCTTTACAACTTCCCCTAGTTTATCCCTCATTACTTGGGTTAAAGCGTTGGATAATACCTCAACGTCATCTGCAATAATAATATGTGCTCTTGATCCTACTATCTGACCAGTGATACCAACAGACTTAACACTAGGAGCATGGGCAGCCCTAGAAGGAGCAACATCAAAAGCCACATTAGAATTTCGTTGGTCTTCTCTCGCTTTGAGATGTTGGAGGATTGGCATTTCATTAATGATTCTTTTAGTAAACGTAGAAAAGTCATCTGCCCTCTGTTTGGATGCGGAGACCACCAAGAATTTTAACTGGGGGTCTACCAAAAGTTTCCATACTACAAATGCTGAAGTAATCCAAGACTTACCTACGCCTCTAAAAGCTTGGATAATCAGTCTCTTTGGCCCGGATTGTAAGTACTCACCTATGTCATACTGTATAGGCGTTGGATCAGGTAACGCTAAATGTTTCCATGCAAGGTATAAAAAGTTTCTAAAATCACCTTTAATATTATCTATTTGTGACATTATTTAAATAGTGTATTTATTAAGAAATGTGTTCTGAAAGTTTTCATCTGTAGGGTCTTCCTCAGACATAAATTCAGTTGGTTTTTTAGGGTCTTTAAATATTCGTCTTTTATTAGGGTTTGGACTAACTCGTTTAATTGGAGGTTCAATCTCCAAACCTGAAGAATTAAAAGTTTTATTTAATGATGGAACATTTAATTT